ACTCGCAGTAAAAACGTGTTGGTTATCTAGCCAAACTGAATCACTGAACCACAGTCCCCTTCAAAAATTTTGCCAATTTGCATCAGCTCCTTTCTTGTAAAGGATAACATAACTATATAATATTTTTTAAGAAGTTACATCGGTCTTAAGACCGATTTTTGGAGACGGTCATGGAAGATAAGATTATCGAACTTGCTGATTACTTCATCAGCGAATCTAAAACGTACAGAGAAGCAAAGATAGCGTGTGAGAAGCTATTGAAACAAGTCAGCCATGAGATTGAACTCAGGGCGCTGGAAAGTAAAACAAGGGGAACGATAATGGAACAGCCGCATGTTAATGTTGATATTTCTGGTATGGAAAAATTAGCAGAAGTAACTCAAACAGCAGCAGAAGGAATACAAGAATTGATTGCACTAAGAAAAGAATGCGAATTTTTGAGGGAAATGTTGATTGATGAACGGAAGTTCTTTATTGAGACAATGAAGTACCATTTTATTCAAGAGTATCGTTCAACAATTGCTAGCAATCGAGAGCATAAAAAAGAGTTGCAGGAAGCAACTCAGTCAAATTAGCCGTTATGTTCGGTTGGCATGCAAAAGTAGCAACCGTCAAACTGCTTGTAGGGTTCGGTTTGCCTAGCATATTCCATGGCTTGAAAATTGTAGTCGAATTTTCCTAGATACGTGGAATGAATTGTATCAGGTAGATACTTACAAGAAAGTTTATGTACTTCGTGATTATTGTTAGTATCAACGCGATCGTTATACCAATAATGAGTCATAACATTACCTCCTTTCTATTGGAATTTTGACTAAAACGTGAGAGGTCTTAGTCAAGAATGATTATAGCATAATCTAAATTAAATAACAATATATAGTGTTTTTATATGTTTAAAACACAATATATTGGGAAAGGAGCAATGTATGTGGAAGAAGTTTAAGCATTTGTTGATTGAAAAAGGGATGACACAGAAGGCATTAGCTGAAAAAGCTGGTATCAGTCCAAATACAATCAGAAATATTAAAACCGAGCGTATTTCTTTTAAGAATATGTGCAAAATCGCTGATGCACTGGAAGTCAGCATAAACGAATTAAGATAAGGAGGTGGTAATGTGCAAATTTATCTGTACCAACTAAGAAAAGAAAAAGGCATTACTCAGAAAGAATTAGCCCAAAAACTTGGTATTTCAGAAACTGCATATCGTCAGAAAGAGAAGGGGCAGAGCGCTTTTACTCAAGATGAAATGTTTTTCTTGCGTAGCTTTTTTGATAAACCTTTGCAAGATATTTTTTTACCAAGAAAGTCACCAAAACGGTAACAATGTAATTAAACAAAAAGCACCTGGTTGTAATCAGGTACTCAACGGAAAGATTTGAGGAGTAGGAGGAAAAACATGAACGAAATTATTAAAGTGACTGTGAATGAAAATCACGAGCCGATTGTATCAGCAAGACAATTACATAAAACCCTTGAAGTTAAGACAAGATTTAGCCAATGGGTGGAACAAAACTTTAAAGGGTTTGAAGAAAATTACGATTTTGCAAGTGTAGTTACAACTACGGTTGTAAATAACGGAGCAATGAGAGAATTGCAAGACTATGCTTTATCATTGGACACTGCAAAACACTTAGCAATGATGTCGAAAACCGACAAAGGAAAAGAAGTCAGACAGTACTTCATTCAAGTAGAAAAGGACTTCAATAGTCCTGAGAAGATTATGGCACGAGCCTTGCTGATGGCGGATAAGAAAGTCCATAGGCTGGAGGCTCAGATTGAGGCTGACCGTCCTAAGGTGTTATTTGCAGACGCAGTGAGTGCAAGCCATACATCTATCTTGGTTGGAGACCTAGCCAAGCTCATCAGTCAGAATGGTTTCAAAATCGGAGCAAATCGCTTGTTTAGCTGGCTACGTGACAACGGTTATCTTATCAAGAAACGTGGAGCTAGTTGGAATATGCCTACCCAAAAATCAATGGAATTAGGTCTATTTGAAATTAAAGAGACTAACATCCAGCATGCAGACGGTCATATCAGTATCAATAAGACTAGTAAGGTCACTGGTAAAGGCCAGCAGTACTTTATCAACAAGTTCCTTAATCAGGAATGTCTAACAGGTTAGAAAGGAGAGCCTGTGGAAGAAATTAAAATTCGCGAGGATAAATTATTCTTGAACGGTCAAGAGTTAAAAACTCTTACGGAATTTGAAATAAAAAGCACAGCCGAGGACAGCTATGCAGAAGTGAAATTAACTTTACTTGCTAAATTGACCTGAGAGAGGAGATAGAAAAATGCTAGCAATTTTAACAATCATTAACATTGTATGTGCAGTTATCAACCTAATCACATTTTTTGTAAATAGGAGTGAATGATTTAGATTTAGAGAAAAAATGGATTTGCTTATTTGTTGTTACCTTAATCTTGTAAGGGGCTTTATTCAAGTAGTAGGAAAAGCCTACACTTGAATTAGGGAAAAGATCTGTTTCATCTTCAAATGGTTCGGAGTACCAACTACTATCAAGGAGAGGCAAAGGAATACGACTCAATCCGTATTCGTCAGTTGCATATCTTGGAACAACCGAACTGGGGTCAAAACCGTTGTCAAAGATTTCTTTACCGTTTATATCAAAAAGTTGAACACTTTTTATGACAACGGCAACATTTGAGGTATTTACCAACTCAAAGTTATATTGATAATCTGATTTTGGGTCAACTCTATCTTTGAAACAGTTGGAAATTTTAACAGTTGCCCTATTCATTGCAACTGAATAAAGTAGCCCAATAACACCTGTAACAGCACCAACCCAAGCAGCAATAATATTAAGCATATCCATATTATCTAAAATCCATGAAATCATTTCAGTACCTCACGTTTTTATTTTTATTATACCAAATTTAGAAAGGAGACTGTATGACAGACTTTAAAAATTTAAATTGTCAATTTATCTTTCAGAAATAAAACGGATGATTATACAGCTGTTAGTAATAGCTTTATCAACGACCCAAAACTGGATTTTACAGCTGTTGGTATCATGATGGTGGTGCTGGCTAACCACCCCAACTGGCAAGTCTATCCAGAGGAGATAGCTAAAAGAAAAGGTGTTAGTCGAGACACAGTTGATAGCTACTTCAAAATATTAGAAAAAAATGGCTACCTACGAATTGTTAAAAAAGGCATGGGACGTGGTAAAGGAGTTCGTGTTTTCAGATTTTTCTCAGATGTAAAAATATCCGATTTTCAATTTGAAATCATGAAACAGAGATTGAATGAAAGTATATCTAAGTTATCCACAGGTTAGGATTTACATTTCCGATTTTTACAAATCTGTATTTTACAAATCTGTATTTTACAAATCAGAAAAATTAGGCACTAATAAATACTAACTAACAACAAGTATTAAATAACAATAAATATTAACCAACAACAAGTCCTACTTCTCTAAATAAATAAAAGAGAGAAATTTCAATTTTAGGACTTTGCAAAAATGGGAAAGGAGCAAACATGAATCAATTAAAACTAAGTATTAAACCCAAACAAGAACCTACTGATGGTCAATGTCTAAACTCATCAGGCTACTCAATAAAAATCAATGACTGGGAGCTTGGTCGAGGCGTGACCAACTTTAGGCTGGAAATGCCAGCAGGACAAAAACCAAAAGCTACCATCACATTTACACCAGATGTTCTTGATGTTGATGAGATGGTAGCTAAGGTAGGAGTTCAAACATTACTGTCTGAACTCAATGAATAGACCGCTGTAATCTTCCTTGAGTAGACCAGTGATTTGACCAGATGAAATCAGTTGCTTAGCAGTATCTTTGAAATCATCTTCCTCAAATTCTGGAGCGTGGAAGTCGTACCCTGTACCTACTGGGATAGTCGGTTCAAGTGCAGCAAACTCAAGAATTTTATCAGCTAGAGCTTGATTAAAACTCATTACTTGTCCTCCTTTCGTTAGGATAAGTCAATTATAGCAAAAAAGCCCACTGATAAGGCAGGGGCTTACTAAAAACACTAAGTAAATTATACCACATAATGAAAGAACTGAACAGTACACAACAACTATTAGTAAATAACTGGCAAAGAAAATACTATCAACTAAGCGATATTTTAATTAATAGTTTGGTAGGGTTAACGGTTATTGACACTCTTGCAATTTTAGCAATTGCTAGAAAGGAAAGAAAATGGTTAAAGAGCATTATACAGTAACGCACACAATGGCAGACGGAACCAAAAGAGACAGTATTGCCGGATATGTTATCCCTGACGATAACCCAGTATATGAGCTTTTTAGAAAAGTAAATGAGCGTAGATTGGAGGCTAGATAATATGGCAGATTTAACTTTCCCAGAGTTGCAACAAAAAATGCAATTAGAAAAAAAGAAATCAAAAGATGTAAAGTACGCATTTAGAAATGCCGAGGACATCTATACAACTTTCAAAGAGCTAAAAAGCGATTGGTCTGTAATCGTAACTGATGAACTCATTGAGCTTGTTGGAAAAATCTTTGTAAAGGCAACAGCCGTAGCTTTTAATAATGAGAGAGACGAGAGGTACCAATCAACAGCATACGCTGAAATAAGTCCAGTTCAAGTATTTAATACTCAAAAAGGACAGATTAAACAAATGCAAGAACCGCAATGGACAGGTGCAGTCAGCTCATACGCTCGAAAATATGCCTTGCAGGGATTGTTTGCGATTGGTGAAAAAGATATTGATGAGTATCCAGTAGAAGAAACCCAAGTACAGGGGCAGAATAATCAGCAACAGAAACCAAACAACCAGCAAGCCCAAGAACAACAAGTAAGGTACATTGATAACATTCAGTATCAAGAAATCATCAAGAACATTGAAGAGATTGCGACGATTAAGGGAGCGCCATTTGATACAGTTGCAAATTTTGTATTGAGCAAGTACCAAATAGACGATTTCCACAAAGTGCCAGTTGATGGCTATAACATAGTGATGGAATATCTCACTAAACAAATTCAAAAAGCATACGAAAAACAAGGGGTATAAAACATGACTGAAAATAAAATTTATTCGCCATGGGCTTTCACAGAAAATGAAACCCAAAAACAGAAATCTAATCTTTCGGCTCTAAAAGAGTTGAAAGAGAAATATATCATCAAGGACAAGTGGAATTACGACAAAATGAATGAACAAGAACAAGAAACCGTTGATGTTGTATATGGTCGAGTTGGTGGTGGTTACGGAAATTCACTTTATGAAATTTATAAGAATACCCCTAAATTATCAAAAACAGAGCTTGCCTTAATTTGTGATAATGGAAATTTGTGTTTTGGACATTCATCATCAGGTAGCAAAATCAAAATTTTTACAGACTAGGAGAACAAAGATATGGTAAAAGATGTAACTAACAACTTGACAGAAATCAAGGTAGATTTTCAACCTGCAGTAATCAATGTTGATTATGATAGCGTCGAGAAACAACTTGCAGCAATCGTTGCACAGTACACAAATTATGAGGTGACTGCATCCACTTACAAGATTGATTATGATGAGCGTACACGCCTAAATAAATTAAAAGAGGCGTTGGAAACTCGGCGTAAGGAAATCAAAAACAATATCAATAATCCATACAAGGAATTTGAGAAGTGGTACAAGAAAACAGTTGAGCCATTGGATAATGTCATTGCAAACATCACAGCAGGACTTAATGCGATTGATGAACATGAACGATTGATGCGCGTGGATGTCGTGCGTGCCACATTTGAGGATAAGTGTATGGTTGCAGGGATTGAAAAATCCACATTCACTGACAAATACGATGAGTACAGCCTCAAGAAATATTTTAAAACAGGAAAGTATGAGCTGAAAAAGACAACACTTGATGAAATGGATGCCTTAGTACTCTCAGAATTTGATGCCCTGGAAGAATACAAGGCCAACAAGCAAGCTATCCAAGAGCAAGCTCAAGAGTACGATTTGCCAGCTGACAGCTATATCAGACATTTTGAAGATGGTAAGAGTCTTGTTGATATTCTCAAGATGATGAAATCAGATCGTGATGCTGAGATTGCACGCAAAGAGCAGAAAGAGGCTCAAGAAAAAGCAAAAGCTGAACGACTTGAAGAAATTGCTCAATCGGCCAAGAAAAATGCTAATGCGAATATCAAGGCTTACGATGCTGAAACAGGCGAGATTTTGGAGCAGGGTACAATTACACCAGAACCACAAAACAATGCGCGAGAGGTGGCAAAATTTGAGCCTAGCGAGCCTTTGGTAAAAGTAGTACGTCTTGAACTGCACGGTGGTTTAGAACAGTGGGAAAATACACAAGAATATTTTGAGGATAACTTTATCGGTTTTGAAACTTTGGAGGGTTAGGTGGAATTTAGAAAGTATCAACTTATTTTAGAATTTGAGGAGGCTAACAGGCCTCTCACACAAATTGAAAAGAAAAGCCTTGCTATCTACTCTATCGAGTATTTAAAAGTGGGGCTAGATAGCTTAGAACGTGAATATTGCAGCAGGAGGTATGCTCAATGAAATTTAATGAACTGATTGAAA